TGCCACGTTTGGTACAATAGCTTGCCACGTTTGGTACTATCTGTTCGGTTAAATAAAAAACTATGTAGGGGCATAAGTGGTCACATTAGGGGAATAAGTGGTCACACTAGGGGAATAAGTGGTCACACTAGGGGCATAAGTGGTCACTTTCTCCACCTAAAATGGTGTTTAATTACGCTTCCAAGCGAAGGAACGTTCTAACTTTTCTGCGTCTTCTTCCGTCATCTTAGTACCTGATTTGTCGCTAAAATGAGAAAATATTCCGTACCTTAGAGCGTCCATGCAGTTATGAACTAATATATTTTCTACAAAATACTCGTTATTCTCTTCCACATGTAGATTGTGAACGTCTGTCAACCCACCTTTGCTTTGCACCACAAGATCTAGAGCAGGTTTTTGTTTTTTCATATTTGTTAGTTGAGTATTCGTTTTTGCAAAAAATGCATTCTCTAAGTTCATTATCAATACTAGAGTTTCTCCTCCATGCAGACTTACACTTAGCCGAACAAAATCTACTGGTGATCTTTTTCTTAGTTTTGTAACCCCCTCCGCATTCTTGACATACATACTCTTTGATCTCAGTATTTGCAATAGTTCTTGTGGAGTGCTCCCTATGCCACTGCCTGCCTTTTTCAGATGAATGCCATTCTTTTGTGAGGTGTCGGATCTTGTCCATGTGCTCTTTTCTCTCTCTTCTGCGATCTTCTGAAACACTAATTCCATGGTAGGACAAATGTTGATGAGCTGAGAGGCATTCGAGATTGCTAAGGCAATTGTTAAGGGAATTTCCGTCTTTGTGATGAATATGACATTTTTGTGGTATTTCTCCATTGTGTGACTTCCAAATATCTCGGTGGAGATAGCTATATCCTCGGATGATGTCAGCCTTATGAGGCCTGAAGTAATTTCGGTCGCAAGCGTTTTTAGATTTGGGATAACGTCTGTATTTGATTCCTTCAAATTCGATGACTTCAACCATGGATATTCCCCTAAGAATGTAAATAGCATATCGCTATGAAGAAGATTAGATATTTCTTTCCAACCACTATCCGTTAAAAACCTGTGTGATGGAGTGCATGTGATTTCCTGACCTAGAATCTGGTATTTGTTTACCTTGGCCTTATTTTTAAAGGTCTGTAACACAGTATTAAACCCGTTTCCAGTCATAACTTTGTCACCTACAGATATGGTTTCAATGGCAATACTTCCCTTGTCTGTTAGTACCATCGATCCTGCTGCGAAACAATGGTCATTCTTCTTGATGGGCTTGTCTTCTCCCCTCTCACTAGCTTTAGAGTCCCAGACATAGTTTGTGTACTCTCGAATCGTGTTCACGCAGTTAGAGCATATCTTCAACGTGCCGTTTGTTAGCTGTTGTCCATGAAACCTAATGCCTGGAACAACTTCGTTTTTAGCATCACGAATGTATTTTACATCGTTTCTTCTAAGCTCTTGTTTGAATGAGGCAGCAGAGGGATCTATGTATATTGCCTCGACATTGTATCCATCAATGAACTCTATAAGGTCCTTGGCATACTCGTAATCTGACTTCTGTCTTTGGGTCTTCTTGCTATCATAGTAATATTCCTTCTCAAGCCACATGTTTGGGTACGAGCTTGGATTGTATCCTATAAGGGTAAACACGCAGGGGTTTGTTGTCCCGTAATCGACTCCAACAATGTAATACACAGCCTCAGAGGTTGGCATGGGAATACAGTTATCTTTCTCATCAAAGAAGTCGTATACGGCCCCCTCTGCCATCACCCACTTACCTTCAATGTACCTCTTGTGCCAGAGCCCTTGATATTCTTTCTTGAGCTCCTCGATGTATTCATTTCCAAGAGATGGATTGTCATAAATGCTAAATGAAAAAACTTTACAGTTAAGCTCTTTCTCTCGATCAATAAAATCTGTCTTTACCCAGTGAAATGGGCTGTCGGGGTTGGTGCTTGCAAAGAGAGAGGCTTTAGGTATAGATAGACGTGATAAAAGCATCTTAACGAAGTTCTCAGGTAACATGGTGAGCTCATCTATAAGAGCTCCTGCAAACTCTGATCCCCGTATCTTAGCCTCTGCTCTGTCATCATTGGCACCGATCACATACATGACTCTATCAAACATGTAAACTTCACCCTTACCACTGGAATACCTCACGGCTTCACCAACAAGATCAATCAGTGGGTTAATTATGTTACGTTTGATGGTTTTATCAGTACGTCCACAAATGACAAGAGGGCCGGGAGGCCCTGTTCTACAAAACTCTAGCCATCTAAGAAGAGCAATAAAAGATTTACCAGCTCTTACAGGTCCTTCAAAGATATTTATCCTTGCGTCCGACTGCTGGAAAGACTGAATCTGCTTTTCGCTAAGGCTATTTATATTCAAAGGCCTTGCTTTAGCTCCAGTAAAGATTCATTAATAGCTTCAATGCTTTCCCTTATGACAAGGTAAAGCTCGTAGTGAGGTTCTTCGCTTAGATAACAATCTAACCCTTGGCTGTTTACTGTTAAGTGAAAACATGTAATTAGTCCCTTAACGCGGTTTATCTGCTCTGAGATCTCTAATAAGTCATTGGCCTGTATCATTATTTTCCTCTTGTCTAATCATTACAATTTTACCTTTGATTCAGATTGTCACTTTCTATTTTTGGTGTGTCTACCACAACCTCATGACTATTGAATTCATTTTCCGACTGCATATTAGATAACATTTCTAAAAGCTCTGCAAGTTTACCGTTAAATTCTTGAATCTCTATCGGTAGATCTCTCTGTCCTAGCCACTGCTTACCAAGCCAAATAGCCATAGAAGCGTTGTTCTCGCTCATTCTATATTGGTTATTTCTAAGCTTTATTTTAGCATTACCGCAAGTCTTTTCTTTTATTTGTGCAAATGTTTCGCCAGTTACTTCAAATAAACGCCTCTTTAATGTATCTACAGAAACATAGTGAGCTCCTGCTATTTCTTCTTGGGTAGCGCCAAGGTCCATCCAATACAAAACTTGCTTAAGCTCTATCGTTCTTGAAGGGAGTTTGTTTTCAAGCTTACCAATGTCCTCAGTTACCATAGGAATCTTGGGACGTCCCATCCTCTTCTTGGGCGCTTTAGGGTCTTTTTTCTTTGGCATAAGTATTCCGTTTAGTTAGTCATCATAAAACTCTACTGGAAGCATAGGAAGTTCTACCCAGAAAGTGGGTTGACACTCTCTACCCCTAGTAGGAATAAATTTATTGTCTTTGTATTCATAGGTAAGTACACAGAGTCCGCGTGCATCGGGTAAGTAGAAAGCATAAAGACCGCCTGTCTTCTCTGGCAGCTCGAAATCAGTATTAATCCAGAGCTTTAAAGCTTTACGGTACTTCTTTTCATAGTAGTCGAAACCTTCTTGATAAACGTACATCCAATGCGTTGGTTCCCAAGTCTGTTTTACTTCGTTTCCTATACAAAAATAGTAACTATTCTTATAGGAAATAAAAGTGGCGAACTCTTCAAAAAGATCATTCTTGACATGTACATAAGTTCCTACTTTTGGCATCGACTGGTTAACGCTAATCCATTCAGTCATTTTATCTTAACCTTGTAAGAAGATCCCTGGAATCGATCCACAATAGTGGAGATTTCGTTTTCGGCTTCCTGGAGGTGTTCAGCAGATTTGAAAGTAATGTTCATGGTGCATTTTTGAGAAGGCTTTTTTTCATCCTCACCATCACTCGTTGGAGGCAATGACTCAAGATGAAGCTCATCTAAAGTAAATCCCCACTCTACAAGCTCTTCAGGGTCCCAGCAATTAGCAAGAGCATCGTAATCCCAACTACCACCGCTTTTATTGAGTCTGATGGTAAGTTCCTCGGCCTCTTTCTGACTGAGTGGGGTATCGGGTATGTAAACATCAACCTCTCTGGTTCCCATTTTACTGAGGATACGAAGTCGTTGATGTCCTCCGATGACTGTTCCATCGCAGTTGACCACAATGGGTTCACACATTCCGAACTTTTCGAGCGACGCTTGTAGCTCAGTGGCGTCACTACTTGATATTTTGCGGGGGTTTTTTTCGTTTGGTAAAAGATCTTTAACCTTTAGTTTTGATAGATTCCACTTCAATTTC